AGATTAACCGGTGGTGGTGCACGTCCAACTTTATTCGATGTTACATTAGCATTCCCAAGCTCGGCTCCAAACGCCGCTGCATCTACCAAGATGACTTTTACTTGTGAAACCGCTTCGTTACCATCTGATGTTGTTGGAACAATCACTTTACCTTATTTCGGCCGTCAAACAAAGTGGCCTGGTGACAGAGTATTCGAAGATTGGAACGTAACCGTTGTCAATGACGAAGACTTTGTGGTCCGCAACGCATTTGAAGACTGGCTTTCCGCAATCAATTCTCACTTTGGAAACTTACGTTCTAGATCCGCAGCAACGACCTCAGGTTTCGCTGTGGATGCTTTCGTAAAGCAATATTCTAAAGTTGGTGATCCTATTAAGGGTTACAAATTCGTTGGCTTATTCCCAACCCAAGTTACTCCAATCGAAGTAGGTTGGGCAAACACCGATCAAGTAGAACGTTTCTCCGTTACACTTGCATATCAATGGTGGGAATCTGACACTACCGATTCTGCTGATGGTGGTGGTTCAAACGTCTTAGCAATCTAAAAGGTTGGGGAGATGAAAATCTCCCCATTCCATTTTAAAGGATATTATTAAATGGCATGGAATCTTTTTGGTTTCCAAATTGGAAAACCTGATGTAGTTACCGTTAATCAACCTTCACCAATTATACCTATAACCGATGACGGTTCTAGCGTATTGACGGTAGGTGGAAGTGCGTTTGGTGTTGCATTAGACACCGATCCTTCTAAAAATGAGGTTGAGTTAATTACAAAGTACCGTGAAATGGCTATTACTCCCGAAGCGGAGCAAGCCGTTGATGAAGTGGTGAATGAATCAATTGTTATGGAGGACAATCGTCCTCCAGTTAACTTGGTTACAGACAATCTTAGATATTCAATTAATTTAAAAAGAACCATTGCAGATGAATTTGAAACTATCCTACGTTTGTTGGATTTCAACAACATTGGATATCAATTATTTCGCAAGTGGTATATCGATGGGCGTCTATTCTTCCATATCATTATCGATGAAACTAAGCCAGAGTTGGGTATTCAAGAAGTTCGTTATATCGATCCAAGAAAGATTAGAAAGATTAAAGAAATCCGCAAAGCACCTGAAAAGCAGGGTGGTGTTGTTGTGGATGTTATCAATGACTATGTGGAATATTTCGTTTATAATGATAAAGGTATAAACGCAATTTCTAACATGGGTGTTGGTGGTATTAGATTCGCAGCAGATTCTATTGCTTATGTTCCAAGTGGTTTAATTGACACCAACGGATCAGTAATTTCTTACCTTCACAAAGCAATCAAGCCTTTGAACCAGCTACGTATGTTAGAGGACGCATTGGTAATTTACCGTATGTCTCGTGCTCCGGAACGTAGAATTTTCTATATTGACGTAGGACAAATGCCACCAGCAAAGGCTGAGGCATTCGTTAAGTCCCAGATCGCCCTTTACAGAAACAAATTGGTTTATGATGCTAAGACCGGAGAAATCCGTGACGATAAGAAGCACATGAACATGTTGGAAGATTTCTGGATGCCACGCCGTGAAGGTGGTAAGGGAACACAGGTTGAAGTTCTTAAAAGTGGAGAAAATCTTGGAAAGATGGACGACATCGAATACTTCCAAGAAAAACTTTATCGCTCTTTGGGTGTCCCCGTTTCACGTTTGAAGCAGGATGGATTCTCTCTTGGTAGAGCATCTGAAATCTCCAGAGATGAAGTTAAATTCTTCAAATTCGTATTCCGTTTAAGAAAGCAATTCTCCGAATTATTTGATACTCTTTTGTCCACTCAGTTGAGATTGAAGGGCGTTATCAACAATGAAGATTGGGAAGATATCCGCAAGGATCTTTCATATGACTTCCAGAAGGATTCATATTTCACAGAATTGAAGGAATCAGAAATGCTCCGAGAACGTATGAATACCTTTATTCAGGTTCAGGAACAAATTGGTCGTATTTTCTCTCAGGAATATGTTGAGAAAAATATTTTGAAATTAACCGATAAGCAACGCGCTGAAATGAAAGCTCAGATGGCCAAGGAAGGACCACCAGAACTTCCAGCAGGAACAACATTGGGTATGCCAGTTGGAATGCCTGGAACAGATTATGCTCCTCCTGGTTACGCTTCACAAGATGCTCAGTTTGGTAAGATGGTAGCATTAACTCCAGGTGAGCAATTCCAGCAAATTCAACAAGAGGTTGAGGCAAAGCAAGTGGAAGCAGAAAAGAAAGCGGCCGCTCGAAAGAGACCAAAGCCAAGACCTAAAGCAAAAACTAAGCCAAAGAAGAAAGGAACAAAATAATGTCAACACAATCCGGAGCCTCAGCCGCTCATCCATATAACACAGATAAGTGGACCTTCGAGGCTTCTCCAGAAGTAAAGTCCCAATCTGATAGAGACCTAGAAGCCGCAAAGAAAGTAAAACCAGTGGCTCTTAAAGAAGTTCCACAAAAGAAGGCCTAACATGTTAATCGAATCCGTACTAAACAGAAAGCCAAAGCAGTTCGCTAAAATCTTTGAAGAGAAGTTAGCGGAAAAGGTAGCGCAGGCGTTGGACGTTCTCTTCGTTACAGAAGGTAAGAAGCTCCTTTTAGGTAAGGTAGAAGAGGATGATATTGAGGAAGGTGATTCTAACGGTTCCAATGTTGCCCATAATAGAAAAATTAGAAAAACTATCAAAAAAGGTCCAAATGGTGAGAAGACATATAACGGTCCTCAGGCAAGATATCATATGGATAGGTCCTTGGATAGAAAAAATGCCAATAAGAATGTTCAAACTCCAAAAACTACAAAGTTATCCAAAATTGACGCTTTGAAGGCTAAACTTCGACAAAGAAAAAATTCCGCAAAGTATCATGATCGTGGTGTGGAAATGCATGAGTCTGTGGAATTAGATGAAACCCGTATCAAAGTAAAAAATCCATCCAAATCAAAATTAAAAGCTGTCCATGATAAATTGGAAAAAACTGGTCATGTAATCCAACATGGATTGGAAAAGGCAAATAAATCCAAGTGGACATATGCAAAGAAAACTGATAAGCATGATTTCTTTGGTGGTGGTAAAAAGGTAAAAGTATTTCATAAAGGTCGTCATGAGAATCTTCCAGAACAAGATTTAGATGAAGGTAGTCTTTTACTAAAGCAAAATCGTAGAGCAAAAAGATCGGATAGAGCGTTACAGAAAGGCGCGGTTCGTGGAGATTCTACTGAAACATTAAAAGGGTATAGAGCAAAGACAAAGCATCATAATTTGGGTACCGTAAACAGATTTCGAGCCAATACTGGTCAAAAACCTTTAGGTAAGGTTTCTAAGTATCGTGACAAGATCAATGCGTTGAAGGCTAAGAACCCAAAGAGATTACCTGAAGAGGAATTTTCTGAAGATCATTCTTTAAAACCATCATCTTCACAAAAATTAGCCAGAAGAACACGAAATAATGAAATCCGCAAATTTAATGAATTGGGTGGTGCAAAAGATTCTCCATCAAATATTCAGCAAAGATATAGAAAAGATATAATTAAATCCAAATTAGCGGTTATTAAATTAAAACGTGAGCGAGATGGACGTTAATAAATAGTATACAGAGGAACAACAATGTCATTAGGATTACAAGTTATCGCAGCGGCGGCAAATCACAGACCAATCGATATCAAAAAATTGGTAGAAGCCGCATTATTTGACCGCGCTTCTGCGGTTCTTACCGAAGGCTATAAGATTGTTGCCGCAGAACAATATGGTGGATTGGACGAAGGTAAAAAGATTGATTCAAAGAAATTTGGAACAAATATTGGAAGTAGAACTTCAAAAATCTACGATCATGGTGGTCCAGATAGAAGGGCCCAAGCTGATTACCGTCAGGATAAGAGTTACGAACGTTATAAGAAAACCAAGAAACTTAGAAATCCAAAACGTTTACCTGAAGATGAATTAGATGAAGTCTCTAAATTCCAGAAAGATCCAGAAGTAACTTCTTATCGTTCAGGAAAAGGAAAGACTCCAGCAAAGTTAGATCGTGACTACGGCGATGGTATGACTTCAACTACAAATATGAAACAAAGAAATACCAGACAGCTTAAAAGATATCCAGATGGTATCTCCAATAAGAGAGAAATGAAGGCTATTGTTAAGAGAAATAAGACCAAAGCCGACTACCATTCAAAAACAAGCCATAAAAGATACTGGAATCAATAGGAAATAATCAATGGCAGCCACAGTACAAATTTTAAAAGATTCCCACCGAGAGACAATTGTTAAGTTGACCAACTATGGCACAACGGAAACAAACGCTCTTAAAGTGGATGCATCTACACTTTTAGGTGCAGATGGAACAGGTGTATATCCAGAAGTTGGGATTGAGAACGTAACTTGGTCTTGTGCAAACGGGACTGTGGCTATCATTTGGGATGGTGCTACAGATGCCACTGCATTGGTTCTTGCTGGTTCTAGTTCATTAAAACCAAATGGATCAGAAAAGATTTCCATTCGTAATAATTCAACAACTCCATTAGGTGATATTTTACTTACCACACAAGATTGGGGAGCAACCGCAGCATACACAATCATCCTTCACTTGAAGAAGTACCAAGGATTCGATCAGAAAGGTGCTGAAGTAGGACAACCAACCGGAGTAGTAACGGTGTAAATATATATATGAAGACGTTCGTACAATTATTAGAGGATTGTAACTTAATCGAGGCAAAGAGATCATTGACTCCAGTTGATGGACATCAACCAGTGGTTTCTTTGCTTCATCATCCTATTCATGGTCTTCATCACAAAGATGGATACGGTTCTCATGACATCATCCGAAAAAAGTTAAAATATAAGGATGAAGACCATGACCATGAGCATTCAGCCCACGCTCATATGGATAAAAAAGGTACTACTCTATTAATTGGACATCACCATCCTCCTAAGGATCCTAACTTAAAGAAGGATTATGAAAATAAGGTTAAGAAGCACTATTCTCTTCCAAAGGGACATGGTGTAAAGCACTACAACATCTACACCAATAAGGAAATCTAAAATGGGATCATTCAAACAGTTTTGCCAACAAGAACCTCTAGAAGAAGGTCTAGTTTCTGCGGTCAAGAAGATCTTTTCACCAAAGAAAAAGAATGTTTCATCCCGTCCTCAAACCGCTGTAGGTAAAAAAGATGCTTACCGTACACATGATGATATTGATCCCGATGATATTCCTGTTTTCAAGCCATCCTTTAACGTAAGGAAGGAAGAGGAAATTCAAGAAGGTAATCCTTTAACTAGTCGCAAGATTAAGAAGGCGAGCGCATCATCCTCTAAGAGCGGAAAGTTTGCAAAGGTAGACTATTATACCAAGAAGAATGACGATAAGAATATCCAATATACTTCCAAAAAATTTAGAAAGGAAGATGAAGGTTTAACCAAACAGATGAAAGCGAAAGGTTATTCTGGTCCAAAAGTTGGAGATGATCGCCACTTAACCTTTACTAAGAAGAATGACAAAAACAACCAAGTCTTAGTTGACATTCCTGGAAAAGAATGGCACGCAATGAAGGACGGCATCGTTACAAAAGTTGGATCATTTAAATCTTTCCGAAAGGATGTCAAAGAAGGACGCGCTAGAATAGATAGTAGCAAAGCGGAATCTGGTATTAATAGAAAGGTCCGAAAATCTTTAAAGAAAAATAACTGGGCCAAATGGGAACATAATTTCAAAAGAAGTTCGGAAAGAAGAGAAAAAAGTAAATGAAACTAATAACCGAATTAAATGAGGACATCAAATTTCTTGTGGAGGATCATGCCTCTAATCCAGGGTTGAAGCACTATTACATTAAAGGTATTTTCTTACAAGGAAATCTTCCTAATCGCAACGGACGTAAGTACCCAGGTCATATTTTAGAGAAGGAAGTTAACCGTTACACAAATACCTATATCTCACAAAGAAGGGCATTGGGAGAATTGGGGCATCCTGAAGGACCAGGAATCAACCTTGATCGCGCATCTCACCTTATTACAGAACTATATAAGGACGGAGATAATTACATTGGAAAAGCACAAATTTTACTTAATACCATTTATGGAAATCAAGTAAAGGCATTCATTGACAATGAAGTAAAGTTGGGTGTTTCATCTCGTGGTATGGGTTCATTAAAGAATGTTAGTGGTGTTGATGAAGTTCAGGAAGATTTCTGGCTTGCAACCGCCGCTGATATTGTTGCTGATCCATCTGCTCCAGATGCCTTCGTAAGAGGTATCATGGAAGGTAAAGAGTGGATTATGGAAGGCGGTATATTTAAAGAAGTTCAAATAGCCGAAGTCAAGAAAGAAATCCAAGAGAAGAAGTTTATCAAGGGTATAGGAAAAAGAGTTATTTCGGAAGAAAAAGCTACTAAAGCCTGGATCCAATATTTAACACAAATCTAAAATAATTGGTTGACTAAATAATTCAGACCAATAGATTATAGGAGAAATTCAAAAATGTCAGCAGTGAACAAGATTCGCCAAATTTTAGAAGCGGGTCCAGATAGTATTCCAGGAAGATTAGAACCAAAGGGTCCAGTACAGGATCTTGGCGGACCTGTTGTTACTCCTGGCACATCTACTGGTGCAGATTACGCAAAGGCTAACACCGCAAAGAGCGCAGCGTTACCTAAGCAAGGTGGCCCATCGAATCCAGTTGGTGCTCCAAATCCAACCAAGTACAAGGACGAAGCCGACGTAAAGGCTAAGAACCGTAAGGAACTTGGAGAAGATGAGATT